CCACGTGGCCAAGCTGCAAGATTCCTATTTAAGAGACCTCGATATCGATGAGGCCGAGGCGGCGACGGCACTAATGAACCGAATTCATGCCGCAGGCCTAAACGTCACGCCGCAGTGATTGTCGAGCATGGGGTCGGTTGCGACGGCCGTAACTTGCGATGTGTTAACCATGTCTGTAATCATAGATTTCAATCGATTCGAACCTTGAAAGGACTGGGATGAGCAGATCAACATTGAAGGGTGGGCGGTACATTGGCGGACGATACAAAGCGTCAAACGGAATTAACGACACCTGGTCAGTAGTTGATCAACGAGTTCAAAAACCAGTCGAGATGGGCGTTCGGCAGGCGGTAGGGATGAACTACCGCGATGCCAAGGAACTGAGCGATTTGCTCAACTCGCTAGAAGAGCGACATCAGGCCTGCTGACGGTCTGGAACACTTCGCGATGATATTGTAGTGCTTAACCCTGGCTTTCAACGCGGGGGTAAGCATGACTTGGGGCTTTGTCGTAGGCAGATATTATAACAGGCGGAAAGACATTCACGGTCAGTTTGCTGGCCAGCAACAGGGTGGCATCGTTACCCCGTCCAACCATAACGTTGTAATTATCATCACCGGCAAGGCTGGCAGTCATTACGGCTATGAAGACCAACACCTGCCGGATGGACGTTTTGACTATTATGGTGAAGGTCAAGTCGGCGACATGGAAATGGTCCGCGGCAATAAAGCAATTCGCGACCATGCTATGTTGGGCAAGGATCTACTCCTTTTTGAAAGCCTCGGGAAAGGCAAAGATCTGATCTTCCTGGGCAGCTTTATCTGCGAGAGTTGGCGATGGGGACAGTCGCCCGATCGCAACAATGATATGCGCAAAGCCATAATCTTCGAACTCAGAAACCTCGAGAATATTGTAGAAGCCGTCGATGATGAGCAACCCGACCCCACCCTTGACTTGGCTGCCATGCGGCGCCTTGCAAAAGAGGCCGCCAGCAGCCGCGAGGGTAAGACATCAAGCCGAACCATCTATGAGAGAAGCCGACACGTTCGGGATTACGTGCTAGCTCGTGCCTACGGTCATTGTGAGGGCTGCGGGTGCTCCGCGCCCTTTCTGCGCGTCAACGGGCAACCTTACCTGGAACCTCATCATATCCGTCGAGTGAGCGACGGCGGCCCTGATGACCCCAGCTATGTGATTGCGCTTTGCCCAACCTGCCATCGCAAAGTTCATCATGGCCAGGGTGGCGCCACATACAACGATACGTTACTCAAGAAGATGCCATCTATCGAGCCGCCGGCGACTGGCTAAAGCGGCGTTGTCAAAACGGCGCCTCCTTCAACGCTTCCCGCATTCCTCTCCCGCACCCTTCCCATGCAGCTTTGACCAACATGCGCGCTTCCAGTTCGTCCATTTCCTTAAGGTCGGTTTTCTGTATGGCCTGCAAGTATTCACCGACCGCCTCAACGCCAGTATCAAGGGCCCGCAGCTCGTAAGGGTCCAATCGCCGCCGATGCCGGATATGCTCGGCAATGTCGGCGCATTCCTTGCACAGCCAGCGGATAGGCTCGCGGTCACCTTGAACACCGAGGCCTACGGCGTGTCTCTGGCAAACAGCACACACATCGTCAGGCTGCATTTGCAATCTCCGCGTTGTTGTCTGCCCTAGCAACATTATCGTTGGCCACGTCGAAGATGTTGTCTTGCCTGCTATCTAGCGCCGCGATGTTACGCACAGCCTGCGAGAAGTAGGACGGCTTCAACTCGAACCCGATGCCCTTACGCCCAGCTGCAACCGCGCCATATACCTCGCTACCGATGCCTAGAAATGGCGTCAACACGACGTCGCCGGGATTGCTCCACAGTTCGATGCAACGCTCGATAACGTCCAACTGCAAAGGCGAAATGTGCTGCTCGTCCTTCTCGTCGCGCGCCGATCGATATTGCAGGGTGCGTGTCTGGTTAATGTCCATCCAGACCGGCGATGCATAACGTTGCCAGACTTCAATCGAGAACCATTTCTCGGCCCGTGCCCGATCTTCTCCAGATGCCAGCCGATCCGCGAGTTCCGTCGGTTCGTTGCCATAGCCGACATAACGATCGAACATGCCATCAACCGGGTCAGGATTATCGCCCGGCTTGCGGAACATCAGCATATAGTCAGCAAGTCCCTGCCCGCTGATCGTGCTATCCTTGGTGATCTGCTTATGCAGAAGACGGATGGATTTCGTGCGCTGCTGCGCGACAACTGGATCTTTCCAGATGCAAACTTCACTGTGGAAGATCCAACCTGCATCTTCGTATGCGCGCACCACTTCACCGCGGAAGTCGCGCATGCCGATATGGCCATGTCTGATCTTGCTGGTTGGCAACTGCATGCAATGCACTGCGTGGATTCTGCCCGGCATGGTCACGCGTAGCAATTCTTGGATCAGGTAGGCGTAGTGTTCCCAGAACCCATCGCCAACGTTGTTGCTGATGTCGCGATCGGAATTGCTGAACCGATAAAGCCCCTCGAAAGGCGGGCTATGGATGCCGAAATGCACGGTTCCAGTTGGGACGCCGCGAATGAGCTCGCAAGCGTCGCCTTCATAGATGGCGTAATTTTCAGTGACGACTTGGCTGACGGCTTTCACCGCGGCGGTTTTAGTTTCGATAGATTGGTCGGTAAGTCTCTTGCTCATGAAATTCTCCTCGTGTCGGTCAGTGGGCTATGGCGTTGGTGGTGAGCCACGCCGGTATTTGCATGGGCTGTTGCGGGTTGTAGTTCGGCTTGTCGCGCACAGCGCCACGAACCGCCTCGCTGGATAGATCGGCCATATGCATGACCATCGCAGCCGCCATTCGTTCGGCATCGGTTTCCTTGCGCCGAAGGTTGGCTACGATTGCGCCTTCGGTTTCTGCTGCGATGAAGTGGACGTTAACCGGCTTCGTCTGGCCGAAACGCCAAAACCGGCGAACGGCTTGGAAAATCTGCTCGAAGCTGTCATTTAGCCCAACGAAGCCGGTGTCCGCGCAGTGCTGGAAATTTAGCCCAAAGCCGCAGATCGAAGGCTTGGAAACCAGTACTCGCGCCTTGCCTGATAGGAAGTCCGCAATCTTGCGTTCTTTGTCGTCGTCCTTGTCCGATCCAGACAGGTTAACTGCGCCCGGTATAGCCTTTGCAAGTGCATCGGCTTCGCTATTGAGATTGCACCACCATACAAATGGCCGGTTATTCGGCGTCAGACGGGCAGCCCGCGCGACGCGCTCGCCTACGCTGTCTTTCCTCGCCGAAATGCGTTCCTGCATCGTACGGGCTTCCATAGGGAAAAGTAGCCCTGTCTCGACGCTCGGCGCATATTCCACCTGCACCGTATGCTGGTCATATGTCAGCGGCGGCAGATCGTATCCGGTGTTGTCATAACCAAGATCGGAAGGCTTGCGCAGCATCACAGACCATGACGCCATCCACTTCCAAAACTCGGTTTCAGCATGGCCTTTCAGACGCCATTTCTGTGTCTCGCCGCCATCGTGGATGAAGAACGTGGCCAGCATGTCGGTATATGACATGACGCCGAGAAACTCCGCGTGGTTGCCAAGCTCCATGAAATCATTCGGCGCTGGCGTAGCAGTTGCAGCCAGACGAAACGGGATTGCCGCGCATTCCTCAATCAGTCGATTGCGATACTTTCCGTCTGTGGACTTTAGGATTGAGCTTTCATCGATCACAACGCCGCCAAATTCTTCTAGCGAGAAATGATCCATCTTCTGGTAATTGGTGACGTTGATGCCTGGCCCAACGTCCGACTGAGACGCAACGATACAGGCGGGAATACCGAACTTGGCCGCTTCTCTAATATGCTGCGCTGCGACTGCCAGCGGCGCGAAGATCAAAACAGGCTTGCCGGTATAAGCCGCGACATGTTCGGACCACGTCAGTTCCATTAATGTCTTGCCGAGACCTGTGCCCGCGAAAACAGCAGCACGCCCACGGCGCAAAGCCCACCGCACGATATCACGCTGATGTGGCTTTAACGTCGGGCTTAGCTCTGGAATGTCAGTCATTCCTGTCACAGGATCGGCAATGACCTTCCCTTGCAGGAAACGCGCATAGGCGTCCATCCTCATCTCCTCGTGTTTCGTGATGGTAGCCCGCCAGTTGGTGGCTGGCGGTGTGGTGGTGGTTATAGGCTGGATGCGCCGCCTTGCTGCACGGCAGCAATCGGCAAGTATGGGAACCAGTCGTCGTAGGTGGCTACGTTCATCCGTCCATCAGCCGCCGAATTATAACCGCAAGGGCATTCGTACTCGTTGCTGATGTACAGACCGACGCCAACGTCGACGCATTCCGCCTCAGCCGTGCTGCCACACTCAGGGCACTTCATGAATTGGTCGCCGTAGTTGCTCACAACACCTTCTCCATACAGGCGCGCATAACCCCGCGCAGTTCATAGAAGTTGCGTGCTTCGTCGATGGCATTCAGAAGGTACTCGCGGTCCACCTGTTTCCTTGCCTCGTCCAGCCCCATCCCTTGCCCCCGCAAGCGTTTGATGCGCGGCACATAATCCGCGGGGTCTAGCTTCGCCATCACGCCGCCCTCACCGTAAGCGTTGGCTGCCCTTCCCGCAGCGCAGCTCCAGGCACGTCTTCGCCAGCGTCGAGCGCCGCCTTTATCGCCGTCTTATCCGGCTCACGCTTTAGCTTCACGACGTTATCTGGCAGTAGGCTTTCATCCACAATCTCAACCCCGGCGCGTCCTTTGCCGACGGACACAGTTGCTTCCGGCAAGCTCACCTTGTTCAAGTCGGCGGCCTTTAACAGACGCAGCAACAAGGCCCGCATGGCGTCCTTGCGTCTGGCGTATCGTTCTTTTCGCGCGGCCAATTCCTTGGCGCGCTCTCCAATCGCCAACAACATGGTGTTGGCATCGCGCTCAATGGCTACGATCTTGCCGAGCACGCGATAGGCGTCTGTCTCGCCTTCGATTGTGTCAGCGCGCAGTTCCTCGTCTTCTGCCAGTTCGGGGTATGCCGCAACCAATTCGGCGAATTCCCGCTCCAGCACCGTGACATCATAAGCCAGATAGTTCTGTGCTTTCGTGTTGTCGGCTTTGTTCTGCATATTTGCTCCTCGTGTTTTGGTGGTTGGTTTTGCTGCGATAAGCAGCGGTAGGTAAGTTAACATGCCTCGTGGCGCATCCCGTTAACGCTACAGGTACATCGCGTCGTTTATTTCATCGTCCGTCAGGCCGTCGTTATAGGCTGGACCCGGCTCATTATCATTGCTCGTCTCCGGTACATTGTCATTTGCAGCTCCCGCGATGGCATCGACCACTTCCCAGTATTTGCCGTTCGGCTTCACGACAATCTCTGCGGTTGCCAGCAATTCGTTCTGGCGCTCCATGAATTCCAGCACGGTTTTGGGGAACGGTGCCTGACCGCCGTGTTTTCGCCACCACCTGTCTGACTTAGACTTAAAGAAGCCAGTATGCGCCGGGCCGAGCCATTCGTTGATTGGCGACATGCCGACCCAATACGAAATCTTCACGCTGTCCTGCTTGCCGCCCTTGCCTTCATGGTATGCGAAGGTGCGGCGCTCCACCTGGCGGGTGCTGGCGTTGTCCTTCGACAACATCGGCACGTCTTCGGCCTGCGCAGATATCTTCGGCGTTTCATCAACCGGGAATTCATATCCGCAGTCGGGACAGGTATGCAGCGAGGCATGGATCAGCGAGCCGCAGCCTACTAGACCACGATCGTCAGGTTCTTGCGGACATTGTTTGACCGGCGCTTCTCCGTCGCCCTTCTTCATTCCGGGCGGCGTAACAGCATCGATAGGACCGTGCTTACGAACGACGCCAGCAAAGTCCAGAAAGAGGCAGTTCTCCTTGCCCGGATAAAGCCGCAAGCCACGCCCCGCCATCTGGACATAGAGGCCAGCGGACAAGGTCGGCCGACAAAACGCCACCAGGTCAATGATCGGCAAGTTCGTGCCTGTGGTCAGCACCGAGTTGTTCGTCAGCGCGCGGATCTTGCCAGCTTTGAAGTCAGCCAGAATCCGGTCGCGTTCACCGGTTGGGGTGTCGCCGGTCACAGTTTCACAGCTAAATCCCCGGCTGCGAATTTCGTCCCGCATATGCCGGGCATGTTCGACGCCGCTGCAAAAGCAAAGCCATGCCTTGCGCTCCGCACCCGACGCAGTGCCATACGTGACGATCTCATCGACCACGGAAGCGGTGATGTCGTCCTTGTCGATGGCTGCCTGCAGTGCGTTCTGCTTGTAGTCGCCGCCTTGCTTTTCCACACCAGACAAGTCGAATGCTGTCGCCATGCCCTTTGAAATAGGACGGCAGAGATACCCCTCCTCGATCATCTCGCCGATTGGCTTTTCAAAGCAGATGTCGTCGAAAAGCGCGCCGTCACCTTCCGTCAAAAGCCCCTCGCCCAAGCGATAAGGCGTGGCCGTGAGGCCGACCAGCTTCAGGTCTGGATTGATGGCGCGCAGGCCCTCGATCAGCTTGCCATACTGCGTTTCGGAATTGCGCGGCATGAGGTGGGCTTCATCGACCAGAACGACGTCAATATGGCTGATCTGCTCCGCCTTGTTTGCGATGGTCTGCACGCCGCCGAAAACGATCTGCGCCTTCGCATCTCGCCGGCCTACGCCAGCCGAAAAGATGCCAGCCGGAGCGAAAGGCCAGATGTTCAGCAACTCCTGATAGTTCGAGAGAATGAGCTCGCGAACATGTGTCACGACGAGCACGCGCATGTCGGGCCAGCCTTCGATCAGTTCCTTGCAGATCGTACCCAGCACGAGGCTCTTGCCACCGCCGGTCGGCAATACGATAAGAGGAGAGCCGGGTTGTTCGCGCCAGTAGTCATACAGGCCGTCAACAGCGGCGCGTTGATAATCGCGTAATTTTAGCATTTGGGGGAGTTACCTTGTCTGATAAAAAAAGTTGCGATATTTCTTCGGCAGTTCTCTATATTGCGACAGCCCTATACTGCCTCTTGCTTTCTGTATCGATGTGCGTTCTGATTAGTACGAGACCACAAACGGCAACGTTACTTGAATCTTTTGCGAATTTTGTTAAAGATTACTCTTCCGCCATCGCTGGAATTCCAGTCTTGCTGGGAATTCTAGTCGCACGAGAACAACTGATTGCTAGCCGTCGGCAACATCATAATTTGATGTCATTCAATCTAATGCCTCATTATCAGACTTTTTCAGAAGTTATGGCTAGAGCCAAAGTTATTATTGCCGATATTCAAGACGAGTTCCCTAACGACATCAAATTAGATCCAACTAAAAAGAAGGTGCTTCGCGGATGGTCAATTCATCTTTCGCCGTTCATCGATGATATGATCCAAGCTATGGAAAAAAACTATTTTGAAGCGGAGAAACTCAACGCGACTCAATCAGACCCAATTGAGGCTGAACGTTGCTATGACTTAGCTCGAGATGCCGCTGAGAAAATAATTCAGTCGGTAGCCGCAAGGCAAGCCGCAGTAACCCAGATCACATCGTAGATCTAACCACCCACACCTCCCCTCACCCATCCACCCAAATCTCACCCGTCGCCAGTCTGTATGTAACAGTCTCCGCAACCTCGTCCACATCGATCTGCTCGCCATTTATCAACCCCGGCAGATAGAGATGCGCCGGGCAGCCGTCGCGTTGCTCGTCGATCGACAAAGGCTTGTTCCAGCGCGCGCATGACATGTGGCAATCGCCGCCATGCTCGGGCTGTACGTGAAGGCAGGTGCGGCAGTTGACGCGCGGCTGCACGCCTTCGTGGCATACACCTCTGTGCTTGCAGAACATGCAGCCGAAGAACTCCGGATCTTCGCTGATGCGGCTGGGCGGTTCGTCTGAAAACACGATGCGTTCGCAGCGTGCCAGCAGCCGAAGGCAGAATTCGACGTCGTATTCGATGCGCTCGGCATAGAGCGTATCGGTGTTCTTGCACGACGCTAGATACAGGCAGCGCGTCAGGCCGAAAGCCTGCATCCCAAGCTGGCACTGGGCGTAGTGAAGTGGTTTGGCTTTCTGGCAGCCGTGCTTCTGTAGTTCCTTGATGCCCTTCTCGTTGCTCGACTTGAATTCCAACAAGTGTTCAGTCTTGGGAGCTTCGGGTACGCCCATTGCCTTGCCGTCGCACTTGCCGCGCACAAAGCCCGAGACCAGCCTGATTTTGTCTTGTTGGCCGTAGACGTCGACGCCAATGCGTTCGAGGTCGGCCACGAGGCGGTCTTCCTCGATATTGCCGGTGGCGAACAGTCGAAGCTGGCGACCCGAATGAACCTCGTGCGCTGAGACCCAGCGGAAGCCGTACCACAAGGCGCGATCGCATTCGGTGCCGGCCTCACCCACACTGATACCCCACGAGTCCCAGGACTTAGCCTGGGCCTCGTAAGCTGCGTAGATGGCGCGGACGGTACTGGATTCAGCTTTTGGGAGGGGAGCCATTCTTAAACCCTCAGAGGCATCAGCACGCCAGTCCACTCGCCCTCGCCTTTGACGACGGCAGGCGAGCCTGCATCGCCGAGAGCAAAGCGCACGTTTGCTTCATCCAACGCGCCAAGCATGTCGTTGACGTACCGGGCGTTAAAGCCGATTTCCAAAGGCTCGCCTTCGAACGTCGCCTCAACTTCATCGCTAGCCTTGTCAACCAGCATCAGTCGCAGCACATCGCCGACGGCGAATTTCACGGCCCGCGATTTGTCGCCCGCAACAGCAGCGACACGTTCGACCGCCTTCACAAGCGCCTGCCGGTCGACGGTAAGCACGTTGCTATTGCCGGTTGGAATAACGCGCACATAGTCGGGGAACGTGCCGTCAATCAGCTTGCTCGTGATCACCGTCGAGCCAGAGGTGACGCGCACCTTGTTCTGGGACAGTTCGACCGTAACCGCACCCTTCGGCAGCAACCCGACCAGCTTGCGCGGCAGGATCACGCCGTAATCCATGGTGCCTTCCGGCCCGGTGTTGCGCATCAGCCGGTGCCCGTCGGTTGCGACAGCAATCAAGCGGCCGTCAACGGCATGCAGATAAACGCCGTTGAGGTAATAGCGAGTTTCTTCCGTCGAAATGCAGTGCACACACGGCGCCACAAGCGCGGCCAGATCCAGCTCGAGCGTCGTGTCGAACTTCCCAGCACTAAAGGACGGGAAGTCCTCTGCGGGCAAGACATCGAGCTTGTAACGGCTGCGACCCGAAGCGACGGTAAGGCGGCCTCCAACGCTAGCTGCATCAAGCTCAAGGGTAATGTCGCCCGTCACGCGCTTTGCGATGTCCGCAAGCATTTT